TTAGAGGTTATTTTAAGGGAGATTTGTTATATTTTAATACACCATTAATTGAAAATGGACGATATGTTTTCAAACCAAATATTGTAACTTATGCAGTTGATATTAATTCCGAGTTGGGACGAAAAATTGATCAAAGCAAAGCTGCGGTTGTAGTTCATAGAGAAGTGGATAGTTTTGGAAATGAAACTGCAATTACAAATTACAATATATTTCAAGGTAAACAATTATTGGTAATACCACCTATATCTGTAAATAATCCGCCAGATGTAAATGAAAAAAGATTAAAAGATATTATACTTTATATAAATAAACATGCTAGAAATATAGATGATTTTATTAATCCTTCTAAATTGGCTAGTATGAAAATGACTAATTTTCCAGATATTTTATATAAATATTTGAACAGTAAAGTTGATACTGGATTAGTGAATATTGGTGATGATTTTATACAATGGGTAGATCAAAGTAATCTTACAGGAGCGATGAAGAAAAAGATTACTGATTATGTTAGTAGTAATCGTGACGGATTTGAATCTTTATGGAAAGTAGTTGTAGAAATAATGTCAGTCAAAGAAGAAATTATTAATCAAATCGATAATCAAGATACTGAAATTAAATCATATATAGGCAATGAACCAGGAGGCGAAGGTTATGTATTCTCTCACCCAGAAGGTGATATTAAGTATGTTTCTCGTTCCAAATTCAGCGCAGCAAATAGAGCTGCACATAAACAACCTATTGATGAAGGTGGTTGGTTAAAACCAGAATTAACTTCCAAAACAGTTTTGTCTCCAGATACTATTGAAAAAGCAACTGAAAAATTTAAGGATTTTTTAGCTGATTTGAATATGTTTTTAAGTAATGTACCGTTGGCTCCAATAAAGGATTATCAAATATTAGGTTCTGCTGGGTATTATAAACAAGACCAACAAGACAAAAAAGAAATAACATATGGTGATATTGATGTAATGGTTGTTATACCTATTGAATCAAAAGATGATGTCACCGATACAAAAAAAGAATATATAAATAATGTAATTAAATTTATTGAAACAAGTGGTCAAAATTATATTGATATTGAAAGTGCAAAGAGATCTGACGGTAAACAAATTATAATTAAAATTGAAGAAGACACTTGGGTTCAATTAGATTTATTATATACTACAAAAATATATAAAGATTGGTTTGCTACTAGATTTACTCCAGAAAGAGGTATAAAAGGATTTACAATGGGAGGAATGTACTCTGCATTGGCAGAAGTTCTTAATATTAGAATTGGTGATACAGGTGTAAGAGCTAAATTTAAGGATGGTAAGATTGTATCTCCAATGTTAAGAAAAGATGTTGTAGATAAATTAATATCAAACAGTCCTCGTACATTTTTAAGAGATTTGGCAGACTTTTTGGCTGAATTGTTTAATAAAAAAATTACTATTATTGACCCAAATTTATCTGCACATAGTGGTGTAAATCCACAGGATGTTAAATTAAAAGATTTGACTACAGGAGTTCTAGGATTTGCAAGAACTCTTGATAAGAATGGCATTCTTTCAGATTTAGGATTTGATTATGCATCATTTATCAAAGCTATAAAAGACAAATATGCCGAAAAAATGATTGAACAATATTCAAAGAAAGAAAAGAAAGCAACCACACCTGAAACTCAAGCATCAATTGATAAAATCAAAAAACACGCTGATATAGGAAACAAAATCGTAAACGATATATTGAGAGAATTTTTAATTACGGAAGGTGGTAATGCAGTAGCTGCAAATAGTGAATTGCCAAAACAGTATTTGGATTCTACCGTAAAAAACGGTTTGAAAATATGGAATCTTGATTCTTTAAAATATGAAATAATCGGAAACAAATCAAAACCAATATTGGGTGATATTGATGTTGCAGTATCTACAGAACAATTGAATGAATTGCTTGGTATAAATTATGATTATGATAAAAAGTCATTTTATGAAAAATTAAAACAACATGTAGAATCAAATACTCCATCAAATGTACCAACACCTGCTTTTAAAATAAATACAGGATTGGACCAATTGCATTTGAATGTTCCTATTGTAGATGAAGATGGCAATCCAGTAAAATCCACAGAAATACCAAATGAAGATGGTTATGTACAAATTGATTTGATGATTGGTGATTTAAATTTCATGATTAAGGCTTTATCCGGAGCACCAGAATCAAAATATAAAGCTGCGTTAAGAAATATTCTATTAATGAATATTATGTCACATAGTTATGAACCAACCGAAGATCCAAATAAGATGAAGAGATATCAATTTAATTGGAAAAAAGGTCTTCAAAGTGCGGATGTTATAACAAATGAAAAAGGTAAACAAGAAAAACAAAATATAAAAACTGTTTATACTGATATGGACGATGTTGCTGAATTTTTATTTGGCAAAAATGTAACATTTAATGATATTAACACTTTAGAAAAACTAATTAAATTAGTGAAAGGTAATACTTTTCGTTATAAAAACAAAAGAACTGAAATCTTAAATGATTTCAAAAAGGAATTGGATAGATTAAAAGTAAAGTTATGAAAAGAGCAACAGGAAAAAGCAATCTCGACATAGTTAAAGATTATGTTGAGGGAAACCGCCCATTTATTCAAGTTGGTTATGATCCTAACTTGAACAACAGTAAAAGAAAAGAAGGTGAAGAATGGGAAGATGGTCAAGGAAATAAATGGGTTTGGAAAAATGGAAGTAAAAGAAAAGTATCCAAACTCGGACAAATAAAAATTGATCAAAGATGTAGTATCTGTAATGCAGATATGAAATTTGGCAATTATTTAGATGATAGATTTTATCCTAAAACAGGCAAGTGTTATGATTGTACTATTTCATTTGATAGTAAATTAAAAGTATTAGGTGTTTATGCGGACTATGAAAGATATAAAATCTATAATAGTATGCTTTCAGAAATGAAAGATTTTAAGAAAAATATTACTGATAGTATTGAATATTTGGAAAAGAATCCAGAAGAAAAGTTACAATTTTTTAATGATGATGGTAGTCAAGAATTCTGGACGGATGATACTACACAAATACAAAAAGTATTGTCTGATTTAAAAGAAGATTTGAAAAATGTTGAGGAAAATATTGCAAAAGCAAATGAAGAATTGGGTAAATTAAATTATAATTCTGAAATTGAAACTAAAGCCAAACAAATGGTTTTGGATAAATTAAATCAATGAGTACTCCAAAGACACTTAAAGAAGTAATTAAGGAGGAATATAAGAAATGTCTTGTAGATCCAATTTACTTCATGAAAAAGTATGTTAAGATTCAACATCCTATTCGTGGAACTGTAAACTTTGATTTATATCCATTTCAAGAAGAAGCTTTAACAGACTTGGTTGAACATGATTTTAATATCATATTAAAGTCTAGACAAATGGGTATTAGTACATTAACCGCAGCATATAGTTTGTGGTTAATGGTATTTCATAAAGATAAAAATGTTCTTTGTATTAGTATTAATCAAGAAACATCTAAAGAAATTGTAACCCGTGTAAGATTTGCGAATGACAATCTTCCTTCTTGGTTAAAAGTAAAAGAACAAGAAGACAACAGATTAAGTTTAAGATTGACAAATGGTTCACAAATTAAAGCTGTTTCATCTGCCGGTACATCAGGTCGTTCTTCTGCATTGTCATTGTTGATTATTGACGAAGCTGCATTCATTGATAACATTGAAGAAATTTGGTTGTCCGCTCAATATACATTAAGTACTGGTGGTAGAGCAATCATGTTAAGTACACCAAATGGTGTTGGTAATTTCTTTCATCAAACTTGGGTAAAGGCAGAAGCCAAAGAAAATAAATTTAATACAATTAGACTTCCATGGCATTTACATCCAGAAAGAGATCAAGCTTGGAGAGATAAACAAACCGAACTATCAGGTGTAAAAGGTGCAGCACAAGAATGTGATTGTGACTTTGCAACTACTGGTAATGGTATTGTTGATGTTGCCACAATTGATTTTTATAAACAAAGCAAGGTAAAAGATCCAATTGAAATGAGAGGATTGGATCATGGTTATTGGATTTGGGAATATCCAGATTATAGTAGAAACTATATAGTTAGTGCTGACGTTGCAAGAGGTGATGGTGCAGATTATAGTGCATTTCAAGTTATTGATGTAGAATCATTGACTCAAGTAGCAGAATATAAAGGACAGATTGGTACTAAAGATTATGGCAATATGTTGGTTAGTGTTGCGACTGATTATAACAATGCTTTATTGATTGTAGAAAATGCGAATGTTGGTTGGGCTGTTTTACAACAAATAATAGATAGACAATATCCAAATACCTTCTATAGTAGTGCAGACCTACAATATGTAGATGTAGAAAGACAATTGACTAATAAGATCAATAGAGATGAAAAGAAAATGATTCCTGGTTTTACTAATAGTCAGAAAACCAGACCATTGTTGATTTCAAAATTGGAAACATATTTTAGAGAAAGATCGGTAGAAGTAAGATCTATTAGATTTTTGGATGAATTATCGGTGTTTATTTGGGACGGTAATAAAGTAGCTGCAATGAAAGGTTATAATGACGACTTAGTAATGGCAATGAGTATTGGATTGTGGGTAAGAGATACAGCATTGAAGTTAAGACAACAAAGTATGGATCTAAATAGATCAATGTTAGGTGGAATTACAAGAATAGGCGGAACTCAAAACATTTATAAAGCACAAACTATTAGTAGCCAAGAAGCATGGCAAATGACAACAGGAAAAATAACAGATAAAAAAGAAAACCTAACTTGGTTATTGTAACATATTTATATATATAAAACTATGGCAAACGAAGAATTTCAAATATTAAAACAAAGATCTTTATATTCAAAATTAAAGAGACTTTTTTCCACCGATGCGGTAATTCGTAATGTAGGTGGTAAGAAATTAAAGGTAGTAGATACAGATGAAGTAATGTATGCTACTGACCGTAATACACTTAGAGATCGTTTTAATAGAATTAGAACATCTTCATATAATCAATATAGCAGAGACTTTACATTAAGTTATCAAGCTGCTCGTATTGAATTATTTCGTGATTATGATACCATGGATATGGACCCAATCATTGCATCTGCACTAGACATTTATGCAGATGAATGTGTAACTAAGAATGAATTGGGTGAAATTCTTGTAATTCATTCAAGTAATGATAATATCAAACAAATTCTTTATAATTTGTTCTATGATATTCTTAATATTGAATTTAATATGTGGAGTTGGACTAGAAATCTTGTAAAATACGGCGATTTCTATTTGAAAATGTATATTAGTCCAGAATATGGTGTTTACATGGTAGAACCAATTAGTGCGTACAATGTTACCCGTGTAGAAAATAGTGATTTAACAAATAAGAACTATGTTAAATTCCAAATCAATTTGCCAGAGGGTGGAAGATTAGAAGAATTGGAAAATTATCAAGTTGCTCATTTTAGAATGTTGAGTGATAGTAATTTCATTCCATATGGTAAAAGTATTATTGAAGGTGGTAGAAGAGTTTGGAAACAATTATCTTTGATGGAAGATGCAATGTTAATTCACCGTGTAATGCGTGCTCCAGAAAAGAGAATATTTAAGGTTGATGTAGGTAATATTCCACCATCTGAAGTGGATCAATATATGCAAAAGTTGATGGACAAGATGAAAAAGGTTCCATACATTGATGAAAGAACAGGTGATTATAATCTTCGTTTTAATCTACAAAACATGGTAGAAGACTTTTATCTACCAGTTCGTGGTAGTGATAGTGGTACTAGTATTGAACCATTGAGTGGTATGGAATTTAATGGTATTGATGATATTGAATATCTTCGTAACAAAATGTTGGCTGCATTAAAGATACCAAAGGCATTTTTGGGTTATGAAGAAGATTTGAGTGGTAAGGCAACACTTGCAAGTGAAGATGTAAGATTTGCAAAGACAGTAAACAGAGTACAAAGAATTTTGATCAGTGAATTAAACAAAATTGCAATGGTACATTTGTATGCTCAAGGGTATAAAGATGCATCATTGGTTGATTTTACATTAGAATTAACTAATCCGTCAGTAATTTTTGAAAAAGAAAAGATTGCTATTTGGCAAGACAAAGTAAATCTTTCCAAAGACATGATGGAAACTAAGTTATTTAGTAAGAAATGGATATATGAAAATGTATTTAAGATTTCTGAAGAAGATGTAGATATTCAAAAGAATGATTTGGTTGAAGATGCTAAACAATCTTACAGATTCAAACAAATTGAAGATGAAGGTATTGATCCTGCTAAACCATTCAATAAAATTAAACCAGAAGAAGGTGGTGAAGGCGGCACTGGTGGAGGTGAAACTGGTGCAGAAGCTGGTGGAGGTGAAGCTGGTGGAACTGAAACAGGTGGTGCAGAGGCCGGAACGGAAACAGGAGGTGAAACAACAGGAGGTGAAACTGGTGGTGGTGAAGCTCCTGCATTAACAGAAAAATCTCTTAGGTCATATAAAAGACCATCACAAAAAGGATCTCACAAAAAGAGAAAAGATATTGCGTTTGGATATGATCCATTAGGAAGCAAAGAAAATGTATCGCAATCTCAAACTGATCCATTAAGACAAGGTTCCAAAACCAAATCTCCATTGAGTTTAGAGGGTTTAAATGACTTTTTAAAAACTACTTCTCAAATCAAAACAGAACTTTTAAACGAAACAAAAAGTCTATCGATGTTAGACGAAAAAAATATTATTGAATAATCCATGTAAATAGTATATTAAAAATGATTTTTACTATAAATTTACTATATTTATAAAATAACGAAGATTAAATTATATGCACAAAGCTAAGCATTCAAAGTTTAGAAACACAGGAATATTGTTTGAATTGCTCACTCGACAAGTGACATCAGATATTTTGTCTGGAAAAGACGAATCTTTTGCCAAGAATATTCTATTTAAATACTTTTCTGAAAGTAAAGAATTAGGCAAAGAGTTACAATTGTATAACTTTTTAGTTAATGAAGTTGCAAAAGACGAAACACAAGCTGAAAAGTATATTGAAATTGTTTTAAAACAAAGAGACAAACTAAATCAAAAGTCATTAACATCTGAAAAATATAATTTAATCAAAGAAATCAAAGATGTTTATCCAATTAATGATTTATTTAAGTCTAGTATTAAGAATTATAAAGTCTTAGCTTCAATATATAAAATTTTTGAAAATCACTGTGATAAAAATTCTAAATTTGATGTAAAAGAAATTGTTACATCCAGAACTTGTATTGTTGAAAATTTATGTGGCATTAAAAAAGCTAATAAAGAAACTGAAGA